ATTCTTGTCCTTGTCGCCTCCCTTCCATTATCCATTGCCTCACTAGTGTCAACAGGTGCTAACTCGCCTTCTGGCATAAACCCTGAATATGGCTCCCCATTTATCATCCCTGCTATCCTTACTCTCATTATTTTTGATCTTTTTGATTTATTTAATTTTTTTAATTTATTTTTAGTATTGTTTCCTAAATTATAAGTAAATTTATTTTTTCTTCTTATATCTCTTCTTCTTGTATCTCTTCTTCTTGTTCTTCTTGTTCTTCTTGTTCTTCTATGTTGTGTTGGCATTTATATATATGTATAAATATATATGTATAAATATATATAAATATATATAAATATGTATAAATATATATATAAAAATTATGGTATAATAATAAATGATACTATAATAATAAATGATACTATAATATAAATTATGGTATAGGAATAAACTTCCACCCTAAATCGTCACATATTCTCTTCCATATTTGGTCTTGTTCTATGCGCTTTTCACGGTCTTTTAACATAGGAAAATATGGTAAAAAACTGCGCTCATTCAACAATTCGCATAATTTATATAATGTATAATAATAGTTTAAAAAATTTACTCGTTCTTTAGGGCAATATTTCGAATATGGCTTTTGTAGCTCCATAAATAAATTGCATAATGTTTCCTCAAGCTCCGCACTCATAATGGGTGGTCTAATTCCTAGTTTATCTTTAATAAAAGGTATATGTTCATAATATTTATTGTAGCCAAGATTTTTCAATATTTCCTTAGTTTTTTTATTTGACAAATCACTCAAACTTATGCGCTCCTTTTTTATTTGGTTTTTAATATTTTCAAATACTTCGTCGGGTATATTTGTGCTCTCTTTAGCCTGAAATTGCGCCAAAATCTCTTTTAAATGATTTATTCGTTTATAGGCATATGAGCATACTTCTTTAGGCGGTTCTTTATATGATGGTTTATCTATATCTATTAAATATTTAATGCTATTGGAGCAATTAGAGCATATTGTCATGCCTTCACTTTCAACAAATATTAGCTCACCGTTATTACATATATTACATATGTCGGACGGATAAATAAATTTGTCATAATTTAAATAATTAGGGTCAATATTGTTGAAATATTTATCTATATTTTTATTACTATCATTTTTAATTAAATTATTTTTATTTGGATTATCCATTATGTTATTGCATGTGTCATAACTTAAATTTAATGAAAAAAATTGTTTGACAATATCATTTTTGTCAGAATTTTCTACCATTTCATTACTTGATATATTTTTTTTATTTTCAAAATAATCAAAAATATATTTAGAATTATTTAAATAATAATTCTTTTCTTTATTTCTAAGAGCTTTAATAGTGTTTTTATATTTATTAATAAGTTCTATAATTTCGGTCTTATTTTTTGTTTTAATTAGCATAGTTTCCAATTTATCAATTTGCTTTAAACATTTAGGAATAGCAACATCTTCGTTGTATTTAAATGATTTTATTATTTCATTATGTTTATTATCAAGGGTTGTTTTAATTACGCCTGTTCTCTTCATAGCAAGACTAATTATATTTTTAGCGTATTAAAAATTTATATATTAATTTTTGTAATTAAATATTTTGTAATAAAAACAATTAAAAAAACAATTAAAAAAACAATTAAAAAACAATTAATTAATTAAAAACAATTAAATTAATTAAAAAACAATTAAATTAATTTCAAAAATTTTTTTTCTTTAGGAATATTATAAAAAAATGGCTGGTGGTTTAATGCAATTAGTCGCCTATGGCGCACAAGATGTATATTTAACAGGTAATCCCCAAATTACTTTCTGGAAAGTTACCTATCGTCGTCACACTAATTTTGCCATGGAATCGATTGAGCAAACTTTCAACGGACAAGCGGATTTCGGTCGCCGTGTTACATGCACTGTTTCGCGCAACGGTGACTTGGCTTTCCGCACCTATTTGCAGATCACACTTCCTGAAATTGGCCAGGGTCTAGGTACAACAACCGACCCTAATATATATGCCAGATGGTTAGACTTCCCCGGCGAGCAGTTAATTTCGCAGGTTGAAGTTGAAATCGGTGGCCAGCGCATTGACCGTCAATATGGTGACTGGATGCACATTTGGAACCAGCTAACTTTATCGAAAGAACAGGAGCGTGGCTACTACAAAATGATCGGCAACACCACCCAATTAACATACATTTGCGACCCCACCTTTGCGGACGTTGATGGCCCTTGCTCTGCCAATGGTGTTCGCCAAGTATGCGCTCCCCGCAATGCGTTACCAGAAACAACTCTATATGTTCCGCTACAGTTCTGGTATTGCCGTAACCCCGGTCTAGCTCTTCCATTGATTGCTTTACAGTACCACGAAGTTAAAATTAATTTAGACATTCGCAACATCGAAGAATGCTTATGGGCGGTTACCAATGTTAACGGAACCGGTAAAAAGGCCCTTAATGCGTATAAACAGTCGTTAGCGGCTGCTTCGCTCTTTGTTGATTACATTTTCTTAGACACTGACGAGCGCAGACGCATGGCGCAAAACCCCCACGAATACTTAATTGAACAGCTTCAATTCACAGGTGACGAATCGGTTGGTTCATCGTCCAATAAAATTAAATTGAATTTAAATCACCCATGCAAAGAGCTAATTTGGGTTGTACAGCCTGACGTCAATGTTGATTATTGCGCGTCGCTCACCGAAGGCCATTCGCTAAATCACTTACTTGGTGCTCAGCCATTCAACTACACTGACGCGCTAGATGCGTTACCTAATGCTATTCATGCCTTTGGCAACAAAGGTCTTGTTAATAGCACCTCGTACATCACTGCTTCGTCGCTCTTTGAAGATCCATTTTCTAATAAATTACAGTCTTCGTCTGGATTTGCTAATGGCACTGCCGGAGATTTTAATGGTGGCGCGACCGAATCGGGTGTATCGGATGCCGGCACATTCGTTTTAGCTGAAACCGCGATTGATATGCATTGCTGGGGTGAAAATCCAGTTGTAGTTGCCAAATTACAGCTTAACGGCCAGGATCGCTTCTCGGAGCGTGAAGGCACATACTTCGATTTAGTTCAGCCATTCCAGCACCACACCCGTGCGCCTGACACCGGTATTAATGTTTACTCATTTGCTCTAAGACCGGAAGAGCACCAGCCATCGGGCACCTGCAATTTCTCGCGCATTGACAATGCCACTTTACAGTTAGTTCTTTCGAATGCGACTGTTCAGGGTGTTTCTACCGCCAAAGTCCGCGTATATGCTGTTAACTACAACGTTCTTCGCATTATGTCTGGCATGGGTGGTCTAGCGTACAGCAATTAAATAATAAGTCTAATAAGTCTTATAAGTCTAATAAGTCTTATGTTTTTTCATTTAATTTTTTATAAATATAAAAATTAAATGAAAATAATGAAATATAATATAATATAATAATTATTTTATAATACATTATAAATACAAATTATTATGAGCGTATCTTTAGCTATAAGTAGTTTTTATATTACATATGTGTTTTTACTTACCACTACCGCAATTACATTAATAGAAGCATTACGAAGCCCTATTCCTCAAATTCGTCACATTATGAATTTAGAAACTTGCATTTCAATTGTTGCAAGCTATTTTTATGGACTATTTATTGAAGAAATAAATAAGGCGCAAAATTTGTATAATGTTAAAGATGATAGTAAAGATAATAATAATAACATTATTGATAACATTGCCAATACAGATAGTGCTATAATTAAACCTTTAAGTGTTATACCTATAAAAAAAATTAATAATATGCGCTATATTGACTGGTCTATTACTACACCTTTTATGTTATTGGTTCTCTCTATGGTATTAGGCTATGAAAATAAAGTATTAGTAAAATTTACTCCATTTGTGTTAACAATGGTTCTCAATTTTGCCATGTTAGCATTTGGATATAGTGGAGAGATTGGGCTATTAAATAAAAATATTGCAGGTTTTATGGGTTTTATATTCTTTTTTCTAACATATGGGACAATATGGAAGCTTTTTATGACAGGATCAAAAATAACTATCCAATCCAAATTCATATTCTGGATTTTCTTAGGAACATGGTCACTTTATGGAGTATTTTATTATACAAATGAAGCAACTAAATTAATTGGATATAATATTTTGGACTTAATATCTAAAGCATTTGTAGGTATTTTCTTTTGGCTTTATTTAACTAAATCGGTTGTGTTTTAGTTTTAGTTTTAATATTTTGTATTTTGTATTTTGTATTTTGTATTTTGTATTTTGTTTTCTTTATATTATAATATATGAATGACTTATCAAAGAATGACTTATCAAATATTATAATAAAAAAAGACGAATGTAAGAGAATAAGGAAACATAATGCTATTAAATTACCTGATACATTGTTACATTTAAGCATACCTAAATATATTAACTATTATAAAGAGTGTTATAATATTGAACAAAAACTATATAGAGAATACTTTAAAATAGAAAAACATCCATGTCAAATAAAAAATAAGGCCTATATTTCTTCTAAGTCCAATAAAATAACTATTGTGGAAAAATTAAATCAAATAATCAAAATTTTAGGTGATTTAGACAATGTTAATAATGATGTTAGTAATGATGTAAATAATCATGTTAAAAATGATGTTAATAATCATGTAAATAATGATGTTAATAATGATGTAAATAATGATGATCCAAAAATAGTAAAGTTGCCAAAATATATTTCAATTAAGGACCATGAAAATGATAGCTCTAAATTCTATTTAATTTACGATAATAAAAACAAGACGCGGCATACGTTGCAATTATTATGCTATAAGTCGTGCTCTTTCGTTCAAAGTCTTAACACATTTTTGGAAAATATTAAAAATAGGTTTGATAACTCATAGGTTTGATAAATCATAGGTTTGATAATTAAAAGAATAGTGATTATTATTTAAAGTTATAGATAGTACTATAAGTGATTATGATTAACGACTTACCTAGCGAGCTACAAAATATTATATTAACTTATACTAACATAATATGTCATGTATGTCAAAAAAAATATGATTTCAATATTTTATTTTATAAGAAGCAAAGTAAATTCTATTACTGTAGTAAAATATGTTATGAATTTACTTAAAAAAAAACGTTATAAATTCTAGCTTCTAGCTTCTAGCTTCTAGCTTCTAGCTTCTAGCTTCTAGCTATGCTTTAAGTACTATGATTTATGAGAAATTTCTCATTTATTACTTCTAACAAATCCTTAACTAGTTTGTCCTCATCAATATCAAAGAAGCATTGAATATTATTAAGGATTAATGATGCGTCGTCGTCGGGTATTAACTCCCTATCTCCTGGCTCACGCAATAGTGTATTATATACATACGTAATAACAGGAATATTTTCACAAGTTACAATTCGACACATGTTTATATATTCAATATAATCAAGAACTAGCGGAAAGCCTTCAATAAATGCTTCGCACTCTGTGTTCAACCTATATACCAAATAATTGCATATTTCAGTTTCATTAAAATATGCATCATATACAGCTTGTGTACATATCTTTTTAAATTTATTTTCAATAAATGAACCTGTCAATAGTTCAATGTTAAGGTGCGGCTCATAATTAGTTTTTTCAGTTAGCATTTGCATCTTTAGCATTGATTATTGAATGTTATATATTATTTATTATTTATTATTTATAATAATTTAATAATCAATTTTATTTATTGAAAATATATAATATACATAAAAATTATATTAAAAATTACTATTAAAAATATTAATATAAACTTAATAATATGAGTTGTATCTTATATTATAGTAATTATTGTGAAAATTGCAAAAAAATATTAAGTATATTGTCCAAATCAAGCATCAAAAGTAATATTCATTATATATGTATTGACAAGCGCATAGTTAGAAATAATACTACTTATGTTGTTTTAGAAAATAACCAAGAAATTTTACTTCCAAATACTATTAATGCGGTTCCTGCGCTAATGATATTAAATGATAATTACAAAATATTATATGGAGACAATATTATGAGTTATTTAAAGCCGGTTGAGGAAATAGCCGTTCAAAAAGCTACAAATTTTAATGGAGAGCCGTCGGCATTTAAATTTGATTTGTTATCTAGCGGAGTTGTGTCCGATAATTTTAGTTATTTAGACCAAAATAGCGATGAATTATCGGCCAAAGGTAGTGGCGGACTAAGGCAGTTATATAGTTATGCTACTATAGATTATAGTGATAAAATAGAAACTCCGCCTGATGATTATATTCCCGATAAAATTGGCGAAATTAATATTAAAAATTTAGAACAAGAAAGAAATGGTGTTTAGTTTATAAAATTTATATTATTTAATATATTAAGTAATTAAGTAATTAAGTAATTTAAATAATTAATTAATATTTTTTATTATTTAAAGTTATAATATTATTTTTACTTATTAATGAAAAGTAAAAATAATAAGCCAGATTTAGAAGTCACAGGTTTAGAAGTCACAGGTTTAGAAGTCACAGGTTTAGAAGTCACAGGTTTAGAAGTCACAGGTTTAGAAGTAGAGGATACAGGCTTAAAAGATGCAGATGCATGTTTAGAAGTCGAAGACGCAAGCTTAAAAGAAGACACATCATCAAAACACGAAAAAAAAGCGTTTACATTAAATAATGTAAATGCTATTACTCTTATTAACTTTTATAAAATTTTCAAGGATTTACTTAATGATTTAAATAGTAGCTTTAATGACAAAGTGGGTTCATTAATTGAAAATAACAAAGATTATCAGCTTATTATTAATTATAGCTTACCGCAATACAAAGAAAACATGAATGCCGACGAATATATAAATTCTATAACTTTGGATAGCATAGATATTAATTTTATGACGTCACTTAATAATGTGTATGAATATTGCAAACATACTTTTGCTGTGCGAAGCATTGATATATTATACCAAAACGAGGATATTTTTTTAAATAAGGATAATGTTAAAAATAGCAATAGAGATGACAATGTTATATGTACCATGTTTTTGCCAGATATAGATTTTGCTGATTTATATTATGACGATACTAGTTCACAAACTAAACAAACAATATGGAAATATTTGCAACTCTTATTATTTAATATAATAACATCTATTGATGATATATCATTTTTCGGTAATTCATTAGAATTACTTAAAATTATTGATAGCGAAAATTTATCGGCAAAAATTCAAAGCACCGTTGAAGAATTAAGCAATATTTTTTCATTTAAAGAAAATAAGGTCCCTAAAAAAAATAATGATGACCAAGAATGTAAAGAGGAAGAAGAAGACGAAGGCGAAGAAGGCGAAGAAGGCGAAGGCGATAGTCATGGATTAGGCGACCTTCCTAATATGGAAGGTCTGTTTAATACTATGTTTAACGATTTATCAAATAATTTTAAAGAGTTTAGTGAAAACATGAAAAATCATCATGCTAATGATGCTAATCATGCTAATGATGCTAATGATGCTAATGATGCTGATGCTGAACATACTAATAAAAATAATAAGCACAATGATTATGCTATTCCGGATAAAGAGGAGCTTTTTTCGCATTTAAATAATTTAATAAATGGAAAAATTGGTTCATTGGCTAAGGAAATAGCCGAAGAAACGTCGAAAGACTTTGATTTAGACAGTGAAAATTTAGGAGACGTTAATGATCTTTTAAAAGGTTTTATGAAAAATCCGTCTAAAATGATGGGTCTTATTGATAATATTAATAAGAAAATAAATAACAAAATGAAAGATGGATCTATTAAAGAAAGCGAATTGTTAGAAGAGGCAACCGAAATATTCAAAAATATGAAAAATATGCCCGGTATGACCAATTTTAATGATATTTTAAAGTCGATGAACCTTGACAAGTTTATGCCTAAAGGTGGTAAAATTAACCCAAATACGTTTCAAAATATGATGGAGCAAAATGTTAAAATGTCTAAAATGAAAGAGCGCATGCGGAAAAAGGCTGAAAATAATAAGGATTGTGCTGCTCAAGATCCTCAAAAAAATGCTGCTCAAGATGCTGCGCAAAATGCTGCGCAAAATGCTGCTTATACAAAGAACGCAAATGATTTGCAAGATTTAACAGCCAATCTCTCGTCGTTAATGGAAGAAATGAAATCAAATACGAGTTTTATTGAAGATATTATAAAAAATCAAGGAAATAGTAACTCTACTGCTTCTACTCCACGATCAAATGATGAACATTCTAAACGCAGTACTAATAATAAGAAGAAGGCGCATAGGAAAAAGAATTAATAATATCTTTAGCGTTTATTGAACTATTATTAAACTATTATTATTAAATAATTTATAAAATAATTAATAATAATTTTTTTTTAAGTATAAAAAGTCTATTTATACAATAATAATATTAAAATTTATTATTAAGTTATTATAATATAATAACTTATGGTTAACGGTTTTAATGAAACATATATAGGAACAAGTAATGGTCAATTGAAAGACGACCTTTTATTAACTGATAACATTATTACCAAAACTATTAAATTGGATGCTACTAATACTAATGTTAATGCTACTAATGCTAATTGTGCTACTAACGTTTGTGTTGGTGAAAATAATAATGCTAAGCATGAAAATATTGCATTTTGGATAGATGACCCAACTATTTTATTTAGCAAAAAATATATAACAGAATTATGGCCTTTAGACGAAATGTCTCGAGAGCAAAAATTAAATGCTATAACAAGATTAGTTATATTATTAACTTTAGCCGGCTTTGTAGTCTCAAATAATTATAAAATTGTTGTAACAGGAATTGTTTCAATATTTTTTTTAATAATTACATATAAAGTTTTGAATAATAATAATAATGAAAATCAAAAAACGAGAGAAACATTTAGCAATGAAAATATATATGATAAAGTAAAGCATAATTTTACTAATCCAACAATTATAAATCCAGTAATGAATATATTATTACCTGAAATACAGGATAATCCAAATCGCCTTCCGGCCGCGCCTTCATATAATAAAGCTGTTGAAAGAGCAATAAATAGCGAAACACAAGACTTTATAGTTACAAATTTTAATAATGATGAAACTATTAGAAATAAATTATTTGATAGTAGAGAAGATAAATTTGATTTTGAATGTTCTATGAGGCAATTTTATAGTACCGCAAATACGCGTGTTCCAAACAATCAAAACGAATTTGCTAGATTTTGCTATGGTAATATGGCTTCTTGTAAAGATGGTGATGTAGAGATGTGTTTTAGAAATAGTGAGCGTTAAAACTTAGTTACACTTAGCTATCGTTACACTTATTAAATTAGTTTTTTATATTTAATATTAATATAAATTTTAATATTTAATAGAAATTTTAATATATTATTTTTTAAATATTATATTAATATTTAATAGTAATTTTAATATTAATATTTAATATAAATTTTAATATTAATATTTAATATAAATTTTAATATAATATTTAAAAAATAATATATTAAATACATATAAATGACATCTACAACAGCTTATCCATATACTTTTGATGCGATGTCCAGAATTGGCAATGATAATCCTGCTATAGATCAGCGCAATATTCAAAATATTAGTGAAGCAAATTACAATTTAGAAAACTTTTATCCATCGTGCCCTATGTCATCGGCCATTGACTTTGCTTTAAGTCAGCCCAATGTTTTTTACAAAGGTTCGCATGAAGGAGGCGTTAAAGGGTGCGAAATAGAGGTAAATAATGATTTAAAGTATACCCATATTTCGCGGCCTGCTTGTAAATTGTCATTAGTAACAAGACCCTTTATAACTGTGCCATATTTAGGAAAAGGTTACGGAGACTGCACAATAGAAACGCAATTAAGAACCGGTCAATTTGATTTAAATAAAAAAACGGTTAATAATATTATGGAGCAGTCCTTTTCAGACTATCAAAATTACCCATTAATTGATAGCGTAAAAGAAACTGTCTCAAATAGCGCTTATAAAATAGAGGATGATGCTATGAAAGGTTGGCAGCGTGGAGGTATGAGTGCGCGTGAATTTGCGCGTAACCAAGATAAGCAATGAGCGGGTTGTTTGAAAAAGTGTGTATATATAGTGTTGTTAAATAATGTTTAAGTTGTTTTTATTATATATATTTATTGTTTTATTGTTTTATTTATTTATTGCGTTATTTTTATATAATGCAATATATAATATGGTATTGTTTAACATAGTTGCTAAAAATACAAAAAAGTTAAGAAATATAGGAACTAGAAAATTTAGAGATCTTAGAAAAAGATTTTTAACAAAAAAAGTACGCTCTTTAAGCCCTAGAACAAAACTTGTTACGCAAATACAAAGATCATATAGAAAAAAATTGAAATCGAAAAAAGAAATCATGAAAAGGCTTAAAACAATGCAACATTTAGCTGCTCGTGAAGCCGCAGAAATTACCGATGCCAACGCTATTATTGCGCAAAATCAAGCACAATTAAAAAATAGAACAGCAAAGAACGGCACAAGTGTACGAATGACACGGGGTCACAAACAAAAATTAGAAGATGAAATTAGTGATGCACAATGGGTATTAAATACTCATAATAGGTATAATTATAGAGCACAAGCTCGCGAATTGGAACAACAATTAAATAAAATGTAGGTTAAAAATTGAAAAACTAAATCAAAATAGAGAGAATATATTATTACTTTTTTTCAATATAAATATTGTAATATAATATAAATAATATAATATATTATGTTACCTAATGCTATTAGCAGTTATTATAATAACATAAATAATATAAATTATGATAGCACATTTTTAACTACATATAACTTACATGATGACTATGATGATAGAAATTTGTGCTATCAAATACAATTATTACAAGCACTCAAAATTGCCTATTATGATAATACAATATTGACAACACATATTGAAAAAATAGGTTATTTTTTGCAAAACAACTCTGAGTTAGAGGCCATTTTAGTATTATTAAAAGAAAAATATAAAGATAGTAATATAGCTTTCATGATTAATGAACACAATAATAATACACTATTTCAGCTTCTTTTTAGTTACGAATATTTTGAAACATTTCATAAATGCTTAAGCAAATATATAAATGAAAAAAAACAAAATAATGAGCTAGCAAAGAATGAGCTAGCAAAGAATGAGCTAGCAAAGAATGAGCTAGCAAAGAATGAGCTAGCAAAAGAAACGTATTTTGATGATCTAAAAAATATAATTTTACTATAATATTATATGTCATTATTTGTCATTATTTGTCATTATTAAAACATAATCACAAATAATATATATTCAAAATAATCATAATAGTCATAATAGTCATAATAGTCATAATAGTCAAAATAGTCAAAATATTCATTCTTTAATATAAATGCTATTGCATAGTTTCTTTATTATTTTATCTTCATTATTTTCCTTATTATTTGCGATTGCAACTAATGTATGGGTATAATAGTCTTGCTTATTTTCGTTATTTTGGAAATCCGGATTTTCTTTTGTCCATTTGCTTAATGCGAAAAATTGCTTTGTTGATACATCTTTTATTGCTCGTTTTATCTTTTCCTTGTTAATGTCTTTTTCCCAGCTATTGGCTTCCTTAATATAGAGCGACTCTCGTTTTATATCTGTGCAATATATTGGTCTCTGATAATATCCTAGTTTATTTATATTTTCTATTATTACATTGCTTAATCCATTTACTAACCCATTATGTTTTGTATAATCAAGCTGCTGTAAACTAACCTCTATTGATTTAATAAAATCACTCATGCTAATCGCATCTTTACATTTTTCATTTAAAAATACTTGAATATTAAACTTCTGATTTGTGGTAGTTATATTATTTCCCACTTTTGGTATTAATTCCTTTATTGTAGCCGTCAATTCTTTAATCTGGTTTTGTTGCTCTTTTACAACATTCATTATTAATTCTTTCGATAAAGCCAGCTGATTATTTAACGTATCATTTGAATTCATGTTTTCATCACTAATACACTTCTTTTTATGTCTATAAAGCCCCGAGCTGTATTTATATGCCTTATTACAAACTTTACACATGTAAACAGTCTGGGGTTTTGGGGGTGGGTTTTTTGTATCATTTGTATCTTTTTGTCGGGTTTTGTGCTTTTGGGTTGATAAATGTCTGCCGTAATCTTTTTTATTAGACGATACAAAGTGACAAAAGTCACAACAAAAAAAACAGGGGTTTTTGGGTAAATTTTTTGTATCCATATGTACCATATAAATGGTACATAAAAAATCCCTAAATTATTTTTTTTTAATATTTTATTTTTTTTGAAAAATTATGATGCGAGAAAAAACGGGCTTTAAAAACATTTTGAGAGCTTTATGGTCTAAACCGGTTTTTTTCCATGTTTTTTTCCAAAGTTTTATAAAGGCTTAATATACATAAAATAGGACATTTATAAATGTCCTTTTTTGAAAAAAATCCTGAAAATATATTTCAGAAAAAAAACACATATAAAAACCTTTATAATAACCAGACCATGAAAGGTCACAAACCTTTTTCTGCCAAAAAAGGGGCCTAAAAAACCCGTTTAGTTTAATATATGAAAACTACTTAAAGAAATTTGGTAAATCATTATTTTAAAAACAAATAAATCAAATAAATCAAATAAATCAAATAAATCAAATAAATCAAATAAAAAAATAATATAGATTATATAATAACATGTCTTCTACTAGAAATAAAAATAGCCAATTAAATTACAATTTAGAAAAATCCAATTATGAGAAAATTTTACATGAAAAGCTTTACTTACATTCATCATGTGGAAGGCCTATTAGCGAATGTATTCCTTCAATTGGATATATTCCAAGCCATATTTCGAGAGATGCATTGGCAAATAATGCTATAGATATAGAATCGCAACTAAGAGGTATTGGATCAACAAACCTAGAAACACCTTGTACACCTGTTATTCCAAGCATTAGAACATTAGAACTAAAAGACTTTTTTGAAAGGCAAAAAAGTGTGGTTATGCCAGTCCCTTTAATATATGAAAATGGCCAAAGACCCATGCTCTAGACTCTCAAATTGTTTAACCAAAAAAGTAAAAATATTAATAAAAATAAATAACATGGCCAAAGACCCATACTCTAGACTCTCAAATTGTTAACCAAAAAAGTAAAAATATTAATAAAAATAAATAAAATGGCCAAAGACCCATACTCTAGACTCTCAAATTGTTTAACCAAAAAAGTAAAAATATTAATAAAAATAAATAACATGGCCAAAGACCCATGTTCTAGACTCTCAAATTGTTAACCAAAAAAGTAAAAATATTAATAAAAATAAATAAAATGGCCAAAGACCCATGCTCTAGACTCTCAAATTGTTAACCAAAAAAGTAAAAATATTAGTAAAAATAAATAACATAGCCAAAGACCCATGCTCTAGACTCTCAAATTGTTTAACCAAAAAAGTAAAAATATTATATTTAATTTTTATTATAATTGAAATTAATTATAATAAAGATAATATATTAATATAAGTTAATTATGACAAACAGTAATAGCTTTATTATTAGCATTTATAATTCCCGCAAAATTTTATTAGAAATTCTGCAAGAGCGTGGATTTAATATAACCAAATATTCAAATTTTGGCATTACTGAAATCGGTATTTTGCTAGAAAATAACCAGCTAGACATGTTATTAGAAAACGATAATACAAGAAAAAAAATATATGTAAAATTTTATATTAATAAGCTAATAAAGCCGCAAAATATTTATGATATTGTAGAAGATCTCTTTCATATTGAAACAATATTAGAAAAAAAAGATGACTTAATGATTATTATTAAAGATGAACCAAATGATACTATGATAGAAAACATTAAAGATATTTGGGTTTCTGAAAACATTTATGTGTCCTTATTAAATATTAAACGCCTACAGTTTAATATACTAAAACATTGTTTAGTACCAAAACACACACTGCTTTCATTAGACGAAAAAGAAGCATTCATGAAAAAATATAACATTATGGATAAAACACAAATACCAGACATCTCCTTTTTCAGCCCTGTATCACTAGTTTTAGGAATTCGCCCCGATGACGTTGTTAAAATAGTACGCTCTAGCAGAACAGCCATTCAAGCCGATTTTTATAGGATTTGTAAATTATATTAAAAAAAACAGTAATTACAATATTTATATTACAAAATTTATTATATATAGTAATATAATAACTATATATATTAGTAGATTAATGAATAATCAGGAGCTATTTATGTTTGATGATTGTTATTTAAAACCTGCTGCTACTACAGAATTGAGCTTTAATTCAACTTTATTTAACTCATATAAAAAATACCGCACAACAAGCGTGAGAAACTGTGAAATACAGGCTTTAAGAAATAATAGCGACTTTTTTTTAGTTAATGATATTTCGCTAGGACCAAGCAATATTAAATATACTAATTGTTATATACCCAAACAAGATAGCACCCAACCTTCCGTAATAGGCGACAACTCAATTATTGAAAGAGCTTTCAATTTATTTAACACAACCTTTAACCCATTTACTAAACAAACTAGCACAATAGACACATGCAATAACTTATTATATAATAACGCTTTTGCGGTCGGAGACCAAAAATGCTTCAAATATTCTGTAGACAAGAAAATTTATGCTCCTAAGCAATATTACGCTTATTACAAAAAACCTATACTTAATGAAAGTAATCGAAATATTACTACACAAGATCCTGCACTATATAAAAATTATATTGTCCCACTAAAAGCTTATGAAGGCCTAATAATGATTGACACTGTCAACTTTGCAAATAACGGAACTTTAGCAAACTCATTTAGAGACTATATATGCAATCCTTCCAGAAGTAATGAAATATATTTAGATACACAAATTATTAAATTAAAACAATTTTATGAAAGCTTATTTAACAGATTAGACGATATTAGCAGAGACATATCTTCTATAAATTATTTAAATAAATTTGACACAGAAGCCATAATTGCTTTAAATGTAAGAATAAAAGATAGAAACAAAGAACTTAATAACTTATTAGGATTTGGCGGAGCCAATAATGGAAGATTAGACGATAC